AATCTCTGCAGGAGGTTCTGTTCAAGTCCCTGCATCTGAAGAAACACAATTACTTTTAAGTTATAATGCAAATTCTATTTCTTTTACAATTGATGGAAGTGCAATTCCTACAACTAATTTAGCAAATTTAACTTTAGACAGTGTTACTGCTTTTGAAACTATATTTGTACCAGTAACAGCGCCAGGAACACCTACAACATGGGGAGCAAGTAGTTGGGGTAGTGGTGCTTGGGGAGAAAGCATTGGTCTTAGTTTATTTGAAGGAAGTGCTACAGTTGATGTAATAACTCCTGTAAATGTTACAGGGGAATTATTAAATACATCTTTAAATTCTGTATCTATTACAGGGGATTCAAATGTTACTTTAACTGGTGAAGAATTAATTCATGCTCTTGAAAGTAATATTGGAGTTTCAGCAGGAGGATCCGTTCAAGTTCCAATATTTGAAAATCCACTTATTACAACTCTTGGTACAGTAGATCCAGGTCCTGATGCCAATGTAACTGGTCAAGAATTAGAGTTAACTCTTCAAGGAGATGTTGTTATAGATATAGCTGTTGCAGTCCTTGTAACAGGTGAATTATTATCAACATCACTAAATTCTGTATCTATTGATTTAAATACCCCTGTTGATGTCACAGGTCAAAGTTTAACCTTGGCTTTAAATTCAGTTGTTACTAAATTAGATGTTGATGTAAGTGTAACTGGATTTGGCTTGACAGGAACAACAGGTCAGCTATATGTAAGCGCTTGGGCTCCTGTAAATACTGGACAATCAATAAATTGGACAGAAGTTGCAGCATAAATATAGGGGTTGTATTAATTGACAAAAACTGATAAATATTTTAATAAGAGTAAAAACAAAGGAATTTAAGATATGGCATCTACATATACTACAGATCTAGCAATACAATTAATGGCAACTGGCGAAAACGCTGGTACATGGGGTCAAATTACAAATACAAATTTAGTAGTAGTTCAGCAAGCAATCGCAGGATACGAAGGTATATCTATTGCAGGTGGTGCTCAAACAACAGCACTTGTAATGACACAGAATGCATTAGCTACAGCTAGAAATGCTGTTATCAAATTAACAGGAACAATCACAGGAAATCAAATCGTAACAGTTCCAAATGGAATTGAAAAAACTTGGATTGTATCAAATGGAACAAGTGGTGCATTTACAGTTCAATTTAAATATGCATCAACTGGAACAGGGCAAACTTGGTCTACAACAGATAAAGGAATTAAAATTTTATACGCTGATGGATCAGATATTCAGGTAGTAGATTTATCTACTTTATCTGGAACAGTAGCTACAGCTCAAATTGCAAACCTTGCAGTTACAACAGCTAAACTTGATACAGCTGCAGTTACAGCAGTTAAAATTACTCAATCAACAATTACACAAGCTAAACTTGCAGCTAACTCTGTAGGAGCAAATCAAATAATTCAATCAACTATTACACAAACTAAACTTGCAGCTAACTCTGTAGGAGCAAATCAATTAATTTCAACAGGTGTAACTGCAGCAACTTACACATCAGCTACTATTACAGTGGATGCTGATGGTCGTATCACTTCCGCTTCTTCTGGAGCAGCCGGTGGAATTCCTGCAACTGTACCTGTATTAGCTGTGTCCGGACCAACTAGTGGAACATTCACTGCAAATCCTGCTGCCAATAGACTTGGTGTTTATATGTATGCAGGCGGAGGTAGTGGTGGAACAAGTCCAGTTGGTGGTGGAACTGGTGGAGGCGGAGGCTTTGGATTTTATAATAAACCTATTACACAACCTTTTTCACAGCCTTATTCAGTAGGTGGTGCTATGGGTGGTGGTAGTTATAACCCTACTGGGCAGGCAGGCGGGGCTACAAATTTTACTAACGTTGGGACTGTTAATGGAGGTGGAGGTGCACCAGGATCTAGTACGGGGTCTCAAGGAAATGCTCCAGGAGCAGCAACTACATGGTCTTTAAGAACTTTGATAACGGGTACTAACTTTGGAGCAGGTGGAGCTGGAGCAACTAGTCCTATGATGGAAACACCATCAAATCCAACACAACCTGGAACCGGTGGTGCTTTAATTGTTTTTGATAATACAGGGGCTTAAAAAATGTCTTATTTTATATTTTTACCAAATTTAGATAATCAAGGTGGATCATTGTATCGTATTGCAGAAAATGAAAGTGATTTAAATAACTTAAATATTTTACAATCAGACTATAAAATAATTGAAGACACTCAATCTAATTTTGATTTTGTTAAATATGGAACTAAATTAGCTAAATACAATAATGATACAATTATTTATACAGATCAAACAATTTCATTTGCAAGCAGAGAGCAATTACAACAATATATTATTTTTACTATAAATGTTATTAAACAATTTACTAATAATAATCCTAACCATCCATTATTTAATCTTTGGAATGACTATATTAATCAATTAAATACTCTAAATTTTAGTAGTATTACATTTCCATTAAATAAATCATTAGAACAATATTTTAAAGATCAAAACCAAACTTCCTTAAGTCCTTTACAACTCCCTTAAGAATTGCTATTTATATAGCATGTTTTATAAAGAAATAGAGTTTAGTGCTCACGAAGATTATTTTGCACTTAAAGAAGATTATCCAATTCCTGTAAAATTAAATATACCAGAATGGTATAAAAAACTAGAACATAGTGTTACTAATATAACAATCAAAGGGTGCATGCCTTTTTTAGATACATTGACTTCTGGATATTTATTAAAAATGCCCCAAGATTTTAATATAAGGCATAATGTAGATAACAAAAATGAAAAAGAAGAAAAATTTAAAGATTCTTTTCAAACATTTGGATTACATAAAATGAATCAATTCCTTAACGCAAAATGTATAAATTTAAATTCTGGTTTTGATACACATTCTTTAAACCAAGTGGAAGGTTCTCCTTTAATTGAAAAAAATAAAAATCTTCCTTTTTATAAGATAGCTAATCCTTGGAAAATTAAAACTCCTAAAGGTTATTCTTGTTTATTTGTCCCGCCTTTAAATAATGCAGATGATAGGTTCTCAATAATACCAGGAATAGTTGATACCGATACTTTTACAAATGAAATAAATTTTCCAATTATAATTAATGGGGATAAATACCCTGTTCTTGAAACGACTATTAAAAAAGGAACTCCATATGTTCAAATAATACCTTTTAAGAAAGATTCTTGGAAAATGTCATTAAAACCTAGGAAACAAAAAGAAATAATAAATGATAGACTTTTTTATGGATTAAAGTTAATAAATATATATAAAGAAAAATATTGGAATAAGAAATCATGGAAATAAAAAATTTTATAAAAATATATGACGAAGCTTTACCTTGGAATACTTTATCTAATTTAATTCGTTTTATTAATGTCTCAGATTTTTCAGAAACTAAAATTGGTGGAGGAAATCAATCAAGAACAGATTTTAATGTTAGAAGAACATATGCATTGACTCTATCTAATTTAAGAGACTCTTTGTCTAATGTTCACTGGTATTATTTGCTACGTTATTATTTCCAAAACGGTTTAAAACTTTATCAAAAAGATTGTGGTATCTCTGAAAACATTGATAATGTTAATGATATTGAAGTATTAAAATATGAAAATACAGGTTTTTATAAATGGCATACAGATCATTTTGCACAGTCTCCAAGGACAATGAGTTGTATATTATTATTGAATAATGATTACGAGGGTGGAAATTTATGTTTTAGAAATCCGGATGGATCTGGAGAGTGGCAAGTAGATATAAAACCAAATAGAATGATTATTTGGCCAAGTAACTTTTTATATCCACATACAGTAAAACCAGTAACAAAAGGAAAAAGATTCTCAGTTGTGGCATGGTCTTTATAAAGATATGAATTTAAAAATAATAGATAATTTTTATACCCAAGAAAATTTCGGATATATGATGACTTCTGCAATGTTGAGTCCATATATTTCAACATGGCAACCTCATAGACAATGCTTTTTAAACAGAACAAATAGCTATGCATGTCATGAAACTAAAGATTTTGTAAATAGCGATAAGACACTAAAATTATTTATTGATACTTTTCAAGAAAAAACAGGAATTATTATTGAGGAAGTTCAAACTGTTTTTAGAAAAATTTATTCTGCAGAATTAAAAAATATTTTTAAATATGGTGTAGTTCCACATCAGGATGATAAAAAATATAATATCGCAGGGATTATACATTATAATTCTAATGGATTAGATGATGGTACTGGTTTATATTCTAGTAATGAAAAAGAAATTTTCTATCAAATTGAACCGGATGTATTAATTGGAGCAAAACCAAATAGATGTGTTTTTTATGATTCACAGATATGGCACAGACCATTACAAGACAAAAATAATGAAATGCGAATTGTACAGCCTTTTTTTATAAAAACAAAATAATATGGAAACAATTAAAAATCTTAAATATAAATTAGTTAAAAACTTTTTAACAAAAGAAGAAATTAAATTATTATCGTGTTATTGTGAAATAAAACATAGATTAAATTTTGATTCTTTTGATTTTGCTCAAAACGATAATGGAGACACTTATTTTTATGGAGATCCTTTAATGGAATCTTTAATGGTTAATAAACTTAATATTATGCAAAAAGAAACTGGTTTAGAATTGTTACCAACTTACGCATTTTGGAGAATGTATACAATGAATGCGGACCTTAAAAAACATATAGATAGGCAATCTTGTGAGATAAGTGTGACTGTTATGATTGGGTCTGATGGAAAACCTTGGCCTATATATATGAATGGCACTGAAATTAATATGAAATCTGGAGATGCGGTAATATATCTAGGATGTGAGGTAGAGCATTGGAGAGAAGAATTTAAAGGAGATTACCATATTCAAACATTTTTACATTATGTAGATAAAAATGGACCAAACAAAGAGTGGTATTTAGATAAAAGGTTATTATATGGTACTCAAAGATGAATTTTGATTTAAAAGTTAAAGATATTTCTATAGAAACATTTATTATAACTGGTAAAATAGATAATAAGGAAATAATTAATAATTTAATTAGTTTTATAAAAAATACAAAAGATATTGAATTAAGTTACAAAACACATGTTAAAGGTCATTTTACAGGTTTTAAAAGTTTAGTAGAAAATAAATATTTTCATAATTTTTTAAAAATAATCCAACCATATATAAAAATTGTATATCCACAAAATTTTAAAATACAGGACGTATGGGGAAATATTTGTAAACAAAACGAAGAAGTAACCGAACATGACCACGGAAATGTATCTGCATTTTGTGGAATACTATATTTATCAAATGACGGACCTGGTACATATTTTAAACAATATGACTTATTAATTAATGAAGAAATTGGAAAATTTGTTTTATTTCATCCATTTTTAAAACATAGTGTAAAAAAAATAGAAAAAGAAATAGAAAGGATAACAGTTGCATTTAATATGAGTTCAATTAAAGATTGGGATGACACCTCTAAAGCAACATGGTTAAATAAAAAATGAATAGTAAAATTTTTGGAATATTTCCAGAACCTATTTATATGTCTGAATTAAATAGAGCACTTACAAAAGAAGAATTATCTTTCATTGATAAAATTAAACTAGATAGTCATGAAAATTATGGAAACACGACATCAAATGATACTTACATTCTTAATAATAAAGAATTTAAAGATTTAAAAAAAGAACTACATTTAAAAGTTAAAGATTATTTTAATAAAGTTTTATCCTCTTCCGATAATATAACTCCTTACATTACTCAATCATGGTTAAACTACACAGAAAAAAATCAGTATCATCATAAACACTACCACTCTAATTCATTAATATCAGGAGTATTTTATATTAATAGTAACGAAGAATTTGATAAAATTAAATTTTTTAATGAAAAATATAAAGCTATTCAAACTGAAGTAAAAGAATGGAATTTGTGGAACTCTGAAACTTGGAATTTTTCAATAAAAAGTGGAGATGTTATACTATTCCCATCTTCATTAACTCACATGGTAGAAACTAAACAAGGAAATAATACTAGAATAAGTTTAGCTTTTAACGTATTTATTAAAGGGGCTTTGGGTGAAGATAAAAAATTAAATAAACTTATATTATAAAACAAATTAAAAAAATGAAATTTAAACAATATGAAAATGGGTCTTGTGACATAGAATTTTCTTGGAAAGAAAGATTAATTCTTTTTAGAAAAGGAAAACTTCATTTATCAGATGAAAATTTAAAGCATTTTGGTAATCACCTTGTAAAGATGGTCATGGATTGGCAACTTAAATTTAAAAAAGAAGTCGCTGATAAACAAACATCTGAAAATATTAAAATAGAAGGAAAATAAAAATTATGTTGTGGCCTACTATTTGCATAGATGATTTTTTTAATGATCCACTTTCTGTAAAAAATTTTGCTAATACCCTTGATTTTAAAAAAGATTCTGAAGGAGGATGGCCGGGTGAAAGAACAGAACTACTACATAATATAAATAATGATTTTTTTAATTATACAACCGCAAAAATAATGTCTGTACTATTTCCAATGAATCATAAAAAATTAAATTGGAATGCGATTCAAACGTTTCAAAGAACCAATGGAAATATCTATACTAATAACGGTTGGGTACACACTGATCCTAACGAATTTACTTCTATAATATTTTTAAGTAATCACAAAAAATGTGGGACTTCATTATTTAAAAAAACAAAAGTAACTTCAACAATAATTAATGCTGATTTTAAAAAAAATTATTATAAAAACACTGAAAAAATTAAAACAGAAGAAGAAAAATATCTTAAAGAAAATAACGATCAATTTGAAAAAACAATTACATTAAATTCAAGGTTTAATAGAATGATTTTATTTGATTCTAGTAATTTGCATGCAGCTGAAAAATACGGTGAAGAAGACCTTAATGAAGATAGATTGACTTTAGTCACATTTTTTACAAATGTAATTGGAAATGAAAATAAATATCCCATTAGTGAAATGAGAAGATTAGGTTAAAAGTACGTTGTTAATTATATAGATATGGGGTATAAGAACCTTTATGCCTTTAAAAAAGATACCTATAAAAGCTGGATTTAACAAACAAGACACCGCAACTGCCGCAGAAGGTCAGTGGATTAATGGTGATTTTATTCGTTTTCGTTATGGCTATCCTGAAAAAATTGGGGGATGGCAACAATTATCTCCTGAAACATTAGCAGGTGTTGCAAGAGCCCAGCACACATGGACAGATTTAAGTGGAAATAAATATGCGGCAATAGGTACTAATAAAATATTAGCTATTTATTTTGAAGGTGCCTTTTATGATATTACACCACTTGGTACAGCTATAACCGGATGTACTTATACATCTACAACAGGATCTAGAACTGTTACGATTAATAAAGCAGGTCATGGACTTTCAGTTGGTGATTATATTATATTTACAGGAGTTACAACACCAGGAGCACCTACTACAAGTTTTACATCAGCTAATTTTACAACAAATACTTTTGAAGTAATATCAGTTCCAACATCTGGAACATTTAGAATTACAATGCCAGTGACTGAAACAGGAACTGGTGTTACTGCAGGTGGAACTTTAACTACAACTCCTTATGTATTTGTAGGACCTGTTAATCAAACTTACGGTTATGGATGGGGAACATCTACTTATGGTACAGTTGCATGGGGCGAAGCATCAGCAGCTCCAACAGTTGTACTATCACCAGCAAACTGGTCATTTGATAACTTTGGACAAATATTAATTGCAACTATTAAAGATGGAAAAACTTATTCATGGAATCCAGCTGCATCTGGTGCTTTAACTACAAGAGCAACTGTTATAAGTGGCGCTCCAACTAAATCAGTTTGTTCAATTGTATCTGATAGAGATAGACATTTAATTTTACTTGGAACTGAAACGACAATCGGATCACCTTCTACACAAGATCCCATGTTTATAAGATTTTCAAACCAAGAAGATTATAATACTTGGTTACCAACTGCAACAAATACAGCAGGTACCTTTAGACTAGATACAGGAAATTACATTGTAGGAGCTGTACAAGGTAAAGATTATATATTTATTTTAACAGATCAAGCAGCTTATGTTATGCAATTTGTTGGACCTCCTTTTGTTTTTTCAATTAGACAGGTTGGTACAAACTGCGGATGTATTGGCCAGCATTCAATAGTCTTTGCACAAGGTGCAATCTTCTGGATGGGATTTGGTGGTGGATTCTTTGTCTATGATGGTACAGTTAAACAATTACCATCATTGGTTGAGGATTATGTATTTACAACAGGTGGAGATAATCCAGGTATAAATTACAATGCTGCAGACATTGTATATGGATCTCACAATAGTTTATATAATGAAGTAATTTGGTTTTATCCAACAAACAATTCATCACAGGTTAATGCATCAGTAGTTTATAACTTCGTTGAAAATACTTGGACTACAATGTCTTTGGCTAGAACAACTTATTCAGATGCTCAAACATATGATAAACCATACGCTACAAAATGGGATTCAACTGCTACACCTAATTTTCCAACCATTAATGGTGTAACTAATACATATGGTGCATGTACGTATTATGAACATGAGGTCGGTGTTAATGAAGTAAGTTACACTGGAGTTAAAACAGCTATTCCTGCATACATTGAATCAGGAGACTTTGATTTAGATATAGAAGGAGATGGTCAGTATTTAATGAAGATAAATAGATTTATACCAGACTTTAAAATACTCGATGGAAATGCTAAAGTAACATTATTGTTAAGAGATTATCCATCTCAAACACAAAATAGTCAGATGCTGGGACCTTATACTGTAACTTCATCTACAACTAAGATAGATACTAGAGCAAGAAATAGATTAATGAGTATTAAAGTTGAAAATGAATCCGTAGATGAAAACTGGAGATATGGATTATTTAGAGTAGACATTCAACCTGATGGAAGAAGATAATGGCAAAAATTACAACATACATACCAGAACCAAGTCAAGAGTATTCACCGGATAATCAAAGACAGGTTCTACAGGCACTAGAGACTTTAAAAGATCAATTAAACTTTTCTTTTCAAGAAGACTTAAAACAAGATCTACAAAGATTTACTTGGTTTAACATGAGGTTTGGCTGCTAATGAGTTGCGATAATATAAATTCAGGTCCAAGTAATCCATCTTATGTTGCAATAGGTGGAACTAATACTGATGCATTTGGAAGATTAAGAGTATCTCAACCATATACATTATTTGATTCTCAAAATAGATATGCAGCAGATAATCAATTTGACACTTCTACTGTAACGGGAGGATCTACAACTTATTTACCTAATGAATCATCTGTTAGAATGGATGTAAACACTGCTTCTGGTGCTGAAGTAGTTAGACAAACTTTTAGATCCTTTCCTTATCAACCAGGTAAAGGTTTATTAGTTCTCGCAACTTTTGTAATGAATGAAGCTAAAACAAATTTAAGACAAC